CTTTCTCTTTATGGTTATATTATAGCAAATATCTGGGATCACCTCTCCATTTGCCGAAAATTTTAGAAGAACAGGTCTGACACTTTAGCACGTTAAAGTGTTAAACTTCACCGCGTTAAAGTGGTAACGTGTGAAAGTGTGAACAAATCATGTCACAATTATTAACAAACTATGAACTATAAAAGATCAATAAATCTTCTGACAAGAGGTTAAATTATATCATTGTATATATTCTGATATTTGCTATAATATAACCATAAAGAGAAAGGAGAAAGGAACATGTTTTGATATCGGAAAGGATGTTGCTTCATATAGACCGGTGTTCTGGTTATCAAATAACGATGAAGCGGAATATATAAAAATATTTGACATTAAAAATTCAGATTGCTATACAAAATATGGAATGAAACGAACAGGATGTGCCGGATGTCCATACAATAGAAATCTTGAAAAAGATTTGAAAGTTATAGAAGAAAATGAACCACTTTTATATATTGCATGTAACACAATATTTAAAGAAAGTTATGCATACACTCGAAAATATAAAGAGTTTTGTGAGAAAATGAAATGTAACTAATATAACAGCTGCTCCATCGGCATGACGGGAAGAAAGGATATAAAATGAAGATGCGAAAAAATTCTATTTATGGCATGTTTGGCGGCTTTCCATCAATCCCAGAAATGTACAATGATAAATGTTTTTGCTGTATAGCCGACAGAAAAGGCAATGAATGCAAGGGAAAAGAAACTTGCGGCAAAACATGGAAACGATATGAAGCAATTATCAATCCCGAATGGCATCACGTTAGCCTCAACACTCTCGCCAACCTTGATTTTGACATGCTTGACGAAAAACGACAGTTATATTTACAGCTATACAGAGAACTCAAGGAATTGATCAAAGATTTGCACAAGTGTAAATCTGGGTTCGCATATGAGAAACGACTTGCTAAAATGTATATTAGAAATGCCGAGTTGTTAGACGAAAATAAAATTTCTCATGATTATATCAATTATGTCACTAGAAAAGTTTCCATGTGCAATGTAGAATGTGGCTTATGGACTTCAAAAGTTGAAGAAGCAACAGGATTACATAAATCGAGAAGATATAATAGACATGTACTGAAATACTAATATCATAGCTGTCATAACGGCTTGACGGTGAGAAATGGAGTAAATATGAATCTTTACGGGATCTATAAGCGCAACGCAATAAAACGTGCTAAAGAAGTGCTAAAAATGCAAGGTTATAAAAAGATGTACATTGGCATAATAGAAGAAAGTGAGGCTTGACCATGGACGCATTAACCACAAAACAGAAAAACAAGATGTATAATGAAGTTGCAAATCTGGTTATGAAGTATGGCAATGATAAAGGCGCAAGATGTATGATAAAAGCATATTTTGAAAAGTTGCAGAAAGTTGATACAGCAAGTGAACTTGCATGTATGAAAATTGTTTTAACATCATTAGATTATTTACTTAAAATAACTTTTCCGACCAAATAACAAAAAGCCGCCAATATGGCGGCTTTATTTACTCATCATATTCAATTATATATCCATAAATAAAGAAATCTTTCCCCCTAAAAGGTGCTTCATACTTACTATAACAAGGCACATATGTAGTGTTTATAAAGGAAAGTGTAATAGAGTCTACCGATGTGCTACCAGTTCGACACCATGCAAAAGGTAATGATACATTATCACCAACTGTTGTATCGCCGGTTATGATATTGAAACTAATTCCCATAGGAATAATAATTTGATTGGCTTTTTTCGCTAACGTAACGTTATTTAATGTCAACTTACACCAATGCTGACTATCGTTATAGCCTAGAATCATGGTATGCGATGGGGAAGATGCATCAAATATAGGACTCTGATAGCTTGAAATCTTATAATTTCGCAATGCAGAAATCTTAAGTTCAATGCCACCCCCCCAACTATCCACATATTCAAACGCATTAACAACCTCATCACTCAGCTTTCTCATCCCACGCCAAAACGCGAGATTGGAAAATCTCTCTGGTAAATTCTTCATTGGTTCCAAATATTTCAATAAATCCATATATAATACCTCGCTTTCTAATTAACCATTCTCAGCGATACAATAAATATATAAATCCCAAGCTGTTGCAATTGTTACATCTTCCGCATTTGGGACAGCCGCTAACGTGATGCTTTGTGGTATAATTGCAAGCTTTGCATTAGTTCCAGTTTTTGGAATTTGTAAACGTACGTCAGCTTGAACACCAAAACATGGATATGTCCACTTATTATCAGATTTAACAACGATACTGTCTTTAGTTAAAAAAGGAATATAACTTGTCATAAGTTTAACTTCATCCACAGTGTATCCAAACTCTTGCGTTAATGTAAGATCAAAAAAACCATTAGCTGGATATAAACTATCATGCTTGAAAGTTGGTGCAACTGCATCTATTTGTTGGATGGTTGGTTTAGAAGTCCACACGCTTTTTCGTACCGCAATGAATGGTAACTTTACAAGTGCAACAGGTTGACCTAAATAGCCTATTTGAATAGTTCGCTTCGGTTTTGACACTGTGTCATGCCATTTTAAATTGTTGGATAATGTCCAGTTTGATTTACTGTCACTGCTTGCGAAGTCAATAACATTCGTGCAAAACCAATCCCACCATGCACCCCAAACGGTCGCCCAGGCTGGATCGTTGTCGCTTAAATCAAGAATTGTCTGAGGTGGAATAATTTTAAGATTCTTCAACAAATCTTCCAACTTTTTCACCCTAGCCTCTAACGCGGATAAATCAGCGTGAATCTGTGTAATAGAGTTGTTAATGTTGGAAATTGACTGCTTAATATCTGTGATTTCATTTTCGATATTTGACACTCTATTTTCGATATTGTTTAAACGCTGATTGATATTTGTAATATCATTTTTAATATTATTCAATTCAGTCTGAATATTTTGCAACTGCTCCTCAATATTAGTTACTCTAGTATCAAGTGCCTCATACTTCGCATACAAATCTTTTAACGATTCTTCCACACTTTTCGCCCATGCATTAAATTCATCGTTAAATTCATTCAATGCGTCAATAACGTCATTTAACTTTGCCCAAAGAGCGCAAACTTTCTGTAAAAGACTTAAGCAATCATCAAAAAGCAAAGGAATTGTAAATTGATGATGCCAACAAAAGCCCAAATGCTCTTTGTCGGGTGGGTTGATAATAGGTATATTAGCCATTTCTAACACCTCACTTTCATAATTCTAAATTCATTATATCACAAGTTATATTTTCGTCAACGTTTATCTAAACAGCCCCAAGAAATTGTGTTTCAGTTTATCGCAAATTTCTGTCTCAAAATCCCACACGGCACTTGTATAAGTCTGTGCATTAGCCGCGGCAGTCCCACTTGAACCGCTGTGCGTGGTAGAATCATCCACATGATTTTTTGAAACATTTGTTAGATAGTTGTCGTCCAGCAAATCTGTTTGTCCTTGTGGTGTATCAAGAAACTTATGCCAATCATCGGAAACATGATTGCTTTTGCTGTTTTCCGTCTCAAACATTTTCTCCGTGTTGTAAGCTTCATACCGCGCTTTAAGCTTGATATTCAATTCGGGCATAATTCGCGCCATATCGCCTCTCATGTGCTCACGGAAAAGAAAGTCTGTTTCATAACCAATTTCCCACTCCAAAAAGTGCCTGATGATCATATCGTTAATTGGCTTTCTAAACTCCTCACTGAAAAGTGGATAAACGTCAAGCCCAAAAGCCGCAAAATCATAATTATCAAACACGCTTTTATTCGATCTACGATCATTTCCAATCTGTGCATTCTGCAAAATATCATACACATGGAGCGTATACGACGCCCCCACATCATACCAATACTTATCGTTATCCAAAAAGTTAGTATCAATCATTGGAATTGTCATTTTCACCATCCCCTTTTTCTTGAGATTCTAAACCAACATTCTTAACGGTTTCTACTGTGTCCCTATTGGTATCCATAACTGTAAATTGATCAAGTAAACCAACGTCACCAATATTTGAATCATTAAACGTAGCCGTAACATTCAAGCCGAATTTTTTATTGCATTGATCACAGAAATTCTGTCTCGCCTGTTCATAAGAGTTTCGCAAAACCATAAGTGTGGGTGCGTCTTGCATAACTTCAAGGCTTGATACTTGCGCAACTTTTGACTGTGTTCTTCCGTTAACACCTAACATAAACATAAAATCCGACATTAGCATAGATTTAAGCTGTTCAACATTTCCCGCAACAAATGGCGCTGGCGTCTGGTAAACAATCTGCCTAATATCATCATACTGACTTTTTAGCGGTGACATATCTCTAGTATAAACAACAGGCTTATGACCCGCGATTTCCTCATACATATTGGCAAACGTCAGTTCCTGTCCATCAGGTGCATTTAAGATTGCAGGCGTGTTCTGTGCTTTAAGGTTTACGTTTATACATCTGTCGCATTCGTAAAGCAACGCGGCATAGTGACGACACAGACCATCAATAGAAACAATGTCGCAGTCTGTAAATGGTGATAAGCTAGCCGTTAAGGTAGCCACTTCGCTCAAATCTCTACTGACTGTGCTCACAAACGTTTTGCATTGATACTTTGTCGCGCCGCCATACCATGTTTTGGTGCTTGATGTTGTGCAATCTCCGACAACATAAAATCCATCTTCTTTCCAGAGTCCCCCAAGCTTGCCAAGTACAAAATTCTCATTCAAAATGTTATTCGCATGTCTGTAAACATCATCATCGTCAAACGGCAATCCCTCAAAAGTCCACGCATCAACAGCAATCCTACGCAAAAAAGTATAATACAAACCGATAGTTAAAAGATTTTCTGTCTGTGTATTCTGATTTTTTATATTTCTTTTCGCCATTTCAACACCTCACTTTCTACATGGAATGTGGTAAATTTATCCCTCACCCTCACCCCACACCCCTCACCCCTCAACTTTCCACCCTCATTTTATCATATTGATCGTGATTGTCAATGATCAATTTTCAGTGGTAGCACATTCGCGAAGTATTTCAAAGTCCAATATGGACAAAACGTATTTCTTGCATCAATGCCCCCTATTGGCGGCGGTGGTGTTGTTGGTTGTACAACTTCAGTTGTGCCGCTACCAGATGCACTACCCGCGTCACTTCCCGCGGGATTGACGGGGGCGTGTGAGGTTGTTGAGTCTGAAATTGCACCTTCGCCGATTTGAATTACACCCGTTTGGGCTTGCATGTCGGCAAAGACGCGGTTGTACTGTGTTGTTGTCCAGCGGTTGCCGTCATTAGCACCCGTTTTAGCGTTTTGACGTGCCATGACTAATTTTATCCAGTCACTTTCTGACTCTCTGCCTGTTGTTCCCGTGAAGATATCCTTTACAGCGTCCCAATATCCACTATCACGAATTGCGATACTTGCGGCAGTTCCCACGGCATACGCCCCAACGTTTGATACATCATATCCCAAATGCTTCTGTATCTCGCTTCTGATTAAACTATAGTAGTTGTTAAACATCGCCCAATTTTGCATTTTTGAAAATTCTGCTAAGTGGTTGGTTGTGTAGTCAATAAACAACTGTTTTAGTCCGCTGTTGCTGACAAGTTGCTCGTTACCAGCACCTAAATCAATGTAGGGTTGGAAGCCACTGAAAAGAGTAGGATAGTGCTGTATACAAAACTGCATAAAAGGAACTAGTCCGTAACGGTAATCAAACTGATATCTCCCATATGCCCTTCCTTTATCTCCGTTTATGTACCAACCGCTGTTGTCAGTATATTCCTTTCCAGACTCGAAAACTTGCCAATTTATCCACATTCGCGCCCCAACCTGTTCATTTTCTTTATTTTCTTTGGGAACTGGTTGTGTTGATTCTGAATTTTGTACAACTATTGCTGTGTGTCCAGGCATATGCAAAATGTCGCCAACTTGCAAGTTATCACCTGTTGTCAAGTACTTACTGTCATACAATATGTCAAATAGCTCTGTATTTTTCAATTCGCCAAGTTCGCTATATGTGTTCATGCTCGTGCTCACTTTAATGTTGAGGCAATTCAACACACAAGCTACTAGAGCACTGCAATCAGTCGCGCACGGTGTAGTAACGTTTTTTGGTTTCCACCCGACTTTTCTGCACTCATTTGTGAAAGTTTCCCTTCGATCTTGATTATATCCAACGTTTTGATTATCACACGATTCTATCATAAGTGTAGCGATACCGCGCGCAACGTCTGGACGGTTGCGAATACGTGCTATCCAATCCCACCGCCTACCGTCTCCCGTTTGCGGAAACCACCCTGTCACGCGGACTTCAAGCCCGTTTTGATCTCCGTCTCTACCGCCTCTAAGATTGCCGTTTTCATCTTTAGAAGCTTCGCCAATATAAGTTGCCATTTAACCGCCCTCACTTTCTGGAAAATGGTTTTCCAAGATTTTATCAGTGTGTTTGTAATTTCCGATACCATGCCAAAACCACACACCGCCATCAAGCCTGTTTGCCATGTACGCAATAGCGTTTTGCGGTGCGTTTTCCGCGGTAATGATTGCACCGCTTGTGTGAACGTAGTTTACAATTGGTAAAGAATCAATTACAATGTCGGCAAGACTGCCGTTGTAGTTGTAGCCGTACATGCAAAAGTAGTTGTTAAATTTTTTGATATCTTGTAAAGACGGATAATACCACGCGACAGATATCATAGGGAAAAGAGCGTTATACATTGCAATAGTGCCTGTTGGATTTCCAATTGTAAGGTCTGATTCTTCAAATTTTGCACCCAAATTTTCCGCGAAAGTCTCAGCGGCTTGAAGCTCACCTTTAATGTCAAGTGAAAAAAGATTTCCGATTGACGCAACGCCAAAGTTTCCAAAGTCGCGCATAACTCCGCTGTTGTTTAACTGTGTAGTCGAAAGTTGTACACTATCCCATGTACTACTTGCAAGGGAATAGTCTCCGTTTGTACCGTTTCCGTACTGTTGCGGTGTGATAACAACACCGCCCAACTGTGATTGATTAGCCGCCCATTTGAATTTGAATTTTTTAGCTAAAAGGGCGGATTCATCAAAATAGCGGAAATCATATTCTTTGGCACTGCCGCCACAATTTACAGTCAACTTATTAAATTGTGGGGAAGTGTACAACTTATTCCATAAAGGTTTTTCAACAAAAGATTGCACTAACTCAACCTCTCCTGTGCGGTTGTCAACTTTGTCCAGATTTTCGCCGCTAATGTCAGTTGCGAAAAACTTTGGTACGTGATAAGCTCCTATAATATCCTCTTGCCGTCCGCACTTTGCGTAGCGTTTAACCACTTCTAACGCTTGTACTCTTGATAACTTACTTGTGTTACTTTGTACTATGCCGCCACATTCGCAAGGGTTGACAGATACTAACGAAAAGAAATTACTGATTTGTCCATAATCACCCATTGCAAAATTTGCGATTGCCGCGTAGAAATCACTTGAGCGATTTTCATAAGTGTCCGTATTATTGGCGGTCATTAGATAAACTGAATCATCATCATCTTTTGAAAAACCATATTCAGTTCTTGCAATTTCCCACCTGTCAACTTGTGTTGGTTCGGGATAAAAGTTTGCAAATAGACCATCGTTTGCGGGGTGTTGTCTCATGATTGGAGACGGATGGAATGTAAATTTATCAATGTATGTAGCCCAGTAATCAACAGACGTATTTACATATGTCAGTTTATTATTAACGTACTGATAGTCTATAATATATGCAAATTCGATTCTGCTTTCATTTTGATATGCCATATAGTTATAGCGTTTTAATTCATCTGCTCTGACTGGACAACGAAAAGTTTGTCCTTGTCTTTCCCATGTAACATTATCATAACGTTTATAAGGAAGAACGCTGAGAAGTTCTTTTAAAAACCCCTCAGCGTTTCTTTCTGTTGGGATTAACAAATGTTTACCGCTATCGTCAAATGGCGAATCAAAAAGGTATACAGTTGTCATAGAATCCCTCCTTTATTATGCTTTTTTACAAATTGCAACAGCATTTCCCCACGGTCTGATCCCGTATGTCTGCCACACGTTCAAGTACTGATTCTGATAGAGTCCAGCCGCATTATAGAAATCGCCGCTTGTGCTTAAATTGTCGCGATACTCAAACGTGTTTACATCTGCTAAAACTGCTAAAATATTTTGATCATCCTTAATAGTTTTCCAGTACTTCGTTACAGGGTCAATTGCTGACTCAAAGTCAAGATAGTCAAAATTTGGAAATGGCGTGACACGTCCTACTAACTCTGCTTTGCTCATATTGAAAGCCCCCGCAAGTGTTTCAACATTGCAGTTAACTAAAACGTCACTTCTTACGAACAGATATAAACTGTCAGATGGAGTCCATGTAATAGCGGGCGTAGCGTCTGTAATTCCCTGTGCTGTTGCATATGCCTGGTAGTTATTGAAGTCGCTTGAAGCATGTGTAATGTCAAGCGCAATTTTCTGAATTGTCTTGATAAAGCCAACAGATGATGCAGCGGGGTCAGTTTCATCCCATGGAATTTCCTTTATAACGATAACATTATTTTTCACTGAAGTCTGAATCAACTTTTTAATTAAGTGTTCTTCTTCAATTTCATTGCCGCTGTAAAGACTTGTTACCATGCCCGTTACCATACTATCGAGCTGTTCCCATGAGGTGAAAGCACCTTCCATAAGTTCGCGTGGAATTGTCACAGGGAACTGACGCCTACGATTCTGGCGAAAATAACAAGTTTTTACGTCTGGTTTTGTTACCTGTAAAAGCGTTGCTCCAAGAGAAATATCATAGTCGCGACCAAGCGCGGGATTTACATAATTCATCTCAAGGTCTGTTCCAAGTGGGAAACCTTCCTTTTTCAACATTTCATACTGATTGGTGTACATCTTCGATTCAACGGACTGAATAACAATCTTGTTTACAACATAATGAAGAAATTCGTTCATAAATGGTGCATATTTTACGATTGGTGTCATTGCATGAGAAATTGACGTTGCAACGGTAACTTCGCCCGTTGCGCGCATGTATTCATTTGAAGAATTTCTTCGTGCATCATTAAAAAGATTGACGCCGCGCTGTGCGCTTGTCAGCGGTTTTGTTGTTTTTTCCATAATTCATACCCCCCCCCTTAAATATAATAGCTTAAAATATCATCTGTTGTGATTTCCTCTTTTTCTTCCTCATCTTCATCCTTTGGTTTGGAAGTTGGAGAAATAGAGGTTGTCACACGGTTGAACAGCTCCAAATTCTGCTTGCTGAGTCGATCATTTTCCGTTTTCAGTGTTGCGTTTTCTGTTGCAATTGCTTTTTCTGCCTCATTTGAGGCTTTCGCCATATCTAAAACGTCAACTACGATTCTTCGCATTTCATCGACGGTCATACCGTCGGGAATATTTAAAGTTGTCACCATCTTTTCAATATCAATCATGCTTTCGCCCCCTCATAATCAATGTTTGCAAAGTGAAAACTGTGTTCCCAGTCATATTCTGCAATTCTGCCTAACTCGATGGTATGCCCCTCTTTTGGCATATGCAGAAAGAAACCATAACCAATGTCAATTCCAACGTGTCTACCTTTACCGCCAAAAGATGAATACAAGCCGTTTCCCTCTGTGCCTAAAAGTGGTGTTGTTTTTTCTGCTCCATCATGATAGTGTCCAGTGCTGTAATTTTGCACACCCACAACGGCAGATACAAAGCCGCTGCAATCAAGTCCGATTTTACCACGCGAGAAAGCTTTATAAGCTGCAAGTTCCTGTGTTGTATACTTTGAAAAATATGCAGATTCGAGACTGATTAAAGTGTTCATAACTTCGTCTGTCAACACCTGTCCTTTTGCACCGTAAAAATATGCGTACTCATCGCGGTGATAAAACATAAATAACGCCTTTTTGATAACTTCATAATATGTCATGCTTTCACCTCATCTTCTAATTTTGTCTTGATTTCCGATATCATTTCTCTCAAAGAATTGATTGCATTTGTAAGCTCTTTTGTTTCCTCTTTATGAACGTCTGTTTGATACTTGATATAGTAACAAAGAATTAACGTCATACAGATAGGAAAGCCTACACTTGTAATTATTTGTGTTACCATGCTTACATCCATCATAACACCTCACTTTCTAAAAAGGTGGGCGTGTCTCCACGCCCGTGCTGACAGTTTGCACAACTACCCCGTTCTTCACGGTCTGTCTGGTAGTCCCTAACTATAGTGTAACATATATTTAATTTCTGTCAATAAGTACACGTTTGATCAAGTCATTAAATTTTTCACTTGCTGCTTTTGAGCTTGCACAAATTTGTGAGGTGCGTTTGTAGTATAAAAGCCACTGTATAATTTTTTGTGTTGATGGTAAATAAAGCTCATTTGTCTGTAAACAAGTTTTTGCTTTATATTTACCGTCTACAATTACAAGTGGGATTCTTTCCGTATGCGGCAGTATGACGGTTATCGAGAAATCTTCTATATATATTCTGTCGGTTTTTATAGAAAGTTCCGCGTACCACTTCCATGATGAATGATTATAAATCTCTGGGTAAACTTCTTCTTGCCATGCACCATTGATTGTCATGTCGTTTGTTTGGGACTCATAAACCGCCAAGTGTTTTGAAACATGTGCTTTTTTTGGTGGTTCGGTGTATAAGACGCATATTTTCAAGTTGTCACCATCGTCAAGTTTACGATTAAAAATATAAACTTTTCCCTGTTCTAGTTTACGTGCGTCAATGTTGTAATAATCAAACAGGGGGCTTTTAGGGTTGATGCTGTTCGCACATGCTACAATTTTAACGTCTTTTCGTCGACGGACTATAGTTGAAAGTTGTTGACTATACCCTTTTAAAAACTCATTTCTTGAAAGTGGAATGATTGTTGTCGTGTCAACATCCTCAATAAATTCATCAAAAAATATAGTTTTAACTGAATCGTAGCCATTGCCTTTATATTTCATCCATGAAGCTATTGAAGAACTATAGCCGCACGGTGAGTATACCCATTTGTTATTACGCCCCAACTCCTGTTTGCGATAAACACCACTATAGTAATTCAAATTTGCTTCTTCTTTCCAGAGTGTCTTTTCCACATAAGGCTTGATGTTTGCGACAGCACCCCACGCTCTACCACGGATAAGATAATCTTCGCGTGTACGCATGTAGACAAATTGCGCACCTGTTTTGTTATAGTCGTCAAACAGTCCCTTAAAGACTGAATATGTTTTTCCGGCAGAACGTTCACCAAAGACAATGTACACGTCTGCATTTAAAATATACAATGATGGAATGTTTATGTAGGTTTCGTCACCTACTGTTATATAAAGGTTTTCAATTTCCATATCATTCTCCTATCTTTTCTAATATTATTGGTGATAAGTGTTTAGTTTTTACCGTAAACTTTTCTAAACGTTTATTTATATCTACATCAGTATTTTCTTTCTTTCCCACTTTTGTTATTATTGTTGGTTTGATGCTATAAATGTCTATTCCAATCAAAGCCCCATATTCGGGCGAGATTGATAAAGTGTAGGTGGTATCTTCTATCCATGTGCCGCCATTATCATAAGTCGGAATTGAGTTTGTTGTTGGGTGCGATATTGTTCTTCCAGATACATCTTTGTCGAAAGTTGTAAAAATTTCAAAATCTTCAATGGATGAAAGATATTTTACAGCTTTCTTTGATAGTCCCGACACGGTCATGTATAGCTGTCCGTCACGCTCTTGATATATGTACTTTTTAGCACCAAAGGTTTTAAATTTTAGCCATGAACCCTTCTTCTTTGTCTCCCAGTCAAAAACTCCCAAATCTGGTAAAGTGTAGTCAAGTCCATATCGCTTTATAGCAAGCTCAACTTTATATTTTGCATAGTCATTGTAGCTGTTTATAACTTCCAAACATTCTTCTCGATTGATAACTTTTGCACTGTCAGTGTCACAATATAAAACATTTCTGTCAATTTTTGACACTATATCATGCATCAAATGATAGCGTGTCCATGCGGGTATAAATACTCCAATTTGATAAGGTAAGAAACTTCTAAACGATTTATAAAATTTCTCAAGCTGTGCAGAAATTTCCTCTTTATTGGTTATTGCGCAATGGTCTAAACTCCATTCTGTGCCGTCAAGTGTAAAAACGTCATGAATAGGATCTTGAACGAACATACCGTAAAAGCTGTTTACACGGTTTTTGGCTTTTGCGTAATTGAGTTCTTCGCCCTCAACACCTTTTAAACTTTGCTTTTTGTTGTAATATTTGAGCATAGTGGAGACTATGCCAGATGGCAAGTAGTCAGCTCTGCAATAATAACATTCGTCGACACGTATAGCATCAATCTTGTACATGCGTAGAATAATGGCAAGGTCAAGGCTAGTACATGTTGTTTTTATCATATCTGCTTTGTAAATTCTACCATTATCCAAAACGCTGTCGCTTGATACTTCGCAATGTGAGGAACTGAGAAATGTCATCGTACCTTTCGCGCGAACGTTTTTTGCTGTAATTGTGCAGATAAAAAGATAATTGTCTGTGTTAATTAAACGTTTCAAATCGTAAATATTCGCATTTGGTAAACGCTTGAGAGGTGCAACAGGAAATTTCTCTGTTGCTATGGCGAAAGGATATGCACTACCAAAATCGTAGCTGTCCACGTTTTCCATGATTTGTCCCGCATACATATAGTTAGCGTGAGTATACCCACCCATGAAAGCTTTTCGACAAATAACATATCTATCATAGTCAAGTGAAGTGTTTTTAAACATTTTCATCCACTTCGAGTCTTTTTTCATGATGGCGCGAAGTTCATCACGTAAGAAACCAGTGTTTGTATAAGGGAAGTCGTAAAACGGCTTATTTTCCTGTTCTTCCAACTGGTGGATTTTCGCCACCATGATTTCCACATCACGGTATGTATAGCGTTCTTTGTCTTGCGGCAACGTTTCACCAGGTTTTACGATATCTTTATAATTCATCTCAAGCTTTTCAAGTCCAACATCCTCACCACATACCGCAAGTCCTTTGTTTGTAAGCTTGTAACTACATCGGAACTCCAAAACATCGTCAATGATGAGATACAGCGGTTCATGTGTGTCCATGTAGAAACCGCCTGTCATGGTGTGTCCTTCTAGGTTGCGAATAATCGCTTCCATTTCATAGGAGAGGTTGTGAACGTAAACGATAAGACGGTTTTCGCCTTGAGTGGAAAAGGTTTGATATTGGATATGCAAGTAATCGTACAAATCGCCCCATGAAGAACACGTATGATAATTATAGTCGCTATCCATAATCGACCAATGCCATGTGTAAATTATGTCACAATCGTCTGTTATGTGTTCGTGCGTTGTTTCAATGTCAAAACACAGAAACTTTTTACAATATGAAATTTTTTCTTTTCGTTTTGCCATTGTTCGCACCTCTCTTAAATATCGTCAAAATCTTGATCAAGAGATAGCCACTCTCCAGAACTACCCTCACGTTGCACATCTAAAAACCACGCATCAAGATCAACGTCTTCTGGATTCATGGTTGCTAGTCCGTCAAAGCCGCTACCCAGTGTATTTCCAGCCCAGTTAGCATAGGCGAGTAACTGTTCACTATCATACTGTTCACCTTCGTGCGCTGATTGCCAAGCGCCCATATATGTGGTCATTTTCTTCCAATCTTCAAAAGATAAGTTTTTTAGTTTTGGATGATTCTCTATCATTTTCTGGTATGCTTTATTTTGTAACTGTCTATACCCCGTGTAAGTTGATTGCTTTGCGTTTAATATCTCGATGGCAGTTGTAACTTTTTTCTGAATCGCTTGTAGGGATAAGCCTTGATACTTTATGTCAAATCCTTTATATCTATCATAGATAGGGTTGATTTCACCAGTGTAACGTTTACCACGTTCGCTAAAATATTCTCTAAGGGTTGCAAGTCTGGTTTGCGCTCTTTTGCCTAAAGTTCTCAACAAAAGAAGTGACTCATCTTTTGTATAATGTTTCTTGAGCAAAACATACTTTCCATTGGACACGTCATATAAAATCCCTTTCGCGCGTTGGACTTCGCCAATGCGCTCTTTTTGTTTACTTGCCATACTCCTCTACCTCTCTTTCTGTAAAAGGTTCGATGTAGCCACTTGCGATTGCACTTTGTATCATTTCGTCAGCTGTCATATGATACAGTGGCGCGTATAATTCGAGTGAGCTTCTAACTTCTCTATAGTACTTGAGTCTTAAAACGGGTGTTTTAATATCGTCAAGTGCTCTTAATACAATAGCATGTTGAAGTTGTAATAACTGGCTTTCCAAATACATATTTAATACCTCACTTTCGTTTTTTGTTCTTTTAGTCTACCATATAATTATTAACAAATATGAGATATTTTGTTAACAAATTGTTAACATTATGTAATTATAAAAGGGACTGTTTCCAGTCCCTTATAGATGCAAAAAAACGAACAAATTGATTAAGTTTCCGTTCTATGTTTTGGATATCAACCGCACTGTTGACCGTTGCTAAGCTTAAAAGCTTCTCACCATGATTTTAAAGAATGTCTGTCCAGAATTTCTTGAAATGCCTGTTGTGCACTCAATGATAAAATCATGTCCATCTGCTGCCGCATCCGTTAACAAATCTGCAATCTTATCAATTTCACGTGCAACGCCTGTTGCGTAAATTCCAAAACCTGTTTCAGTTTCCATACAAAGATAGTAGGTGATCTTCCCTGTCACATCGTCAGTACCAACTACGATTCCTAAAAGCTTGCCAGATGGTTTTGCATCCTTCGCAAGTGCGGTTGTACCATTGATTTGTACAAGCTTTACGCATTTTTCGTCACCAGATACCAATTTAAAATTCTTCATAATTTGAAATCTCCTTTTTTGTGTTATTTGTTTGAAGTGTAATGTTGTATGTAATATCAGCCGTTTATATTATAGTGTGTTGTGCTATGATTCTATGGTGGTAAACCAGATACATGAAAGTTATAGTTTAGCTCGTAACGTGTAGAAATTACGATAATGTGTTTCGTTACCATTGTTAAAGCAAAAAGTGTAGTATGTAACTTTCTCCGTTTCCACCCTCTGAAGTTCGCCTCTAATCTGATTTGTAAAATATCCCTCACATAGTAAAGAGGCGTCGAGATCATAGAAATTGATGGTTCCATCTTTTAAAGTCTCCTTTATGGTGGTGCGCTTGTCGACAAAGTTGATTCTTGTCGTTTCTGGAATGTTGACTTTTCTAATCGGTTTACTCATCACTCCTCCTATTTTGCTCAAAGATGGTATACTCTACAGCATAGTCTATTTGTTCGTCTGTTATAGCTTCATTAAGATTTTCACCTTTTGCTTTCATGATAGCTAAACATGTGGCTAATCGGTCTGTGATTTCTTCAATATACGGCTGTACACTTTCAAAATCTCCGTCACAAATATTTGAAACGATTATATGGTTTACTTCGCACAGATCAATAATAACAGCATTTGCGGCGACTTCTCCCATCATCTTTTTAAGTCTGTCGCTTTTACATCCTCTTATAGTCCGTCCGGTTTTTAGGCATCGTCCAGCTTCCTCAATCAACCTTTTCTGTTCATCTGTCATTATTGCAATCCTCGCTTTCTTTGTTTTGTGTTTGGTGGTCTTTATCTTTGTTACATGTATATAGTACCATGGTTTGATTTTTTGTCTACTGATATTTTTTAATTTCATGCATATATTTTATTGATCTTTTATAGTTCATGGTTTGTTAATAATTGTGACATGATTTGTTCACGCTTTCACACTTTACCACTTTAACGCGGTGAAGTTTAACACTTTAACGTGCTAAAGTGTCAGACCTGTTCTTCTAAAATTTTCGGCAAATGGAGAGGTGATCCCAGATATTTGCTATAATATAACCATAAAGAGAAAG